AGTTTCTACATACCTTTCAACCCCTGTACAAGAAAGCTGTCTTGCTGTATAAATAGAATCCAATCTTTTAAGGTTGTCCAGTTCGTCGTACTTCTTAGAAACGCTTCCCAGAATGTCCGCCAGGGCTTCTGTGTTCCCCAGGGAAGATACCTTATATCGTAAGCCGCGTTCTTCTTCGCTTACTTCATTAAATCGCTTATAAGCACGTTCCAGAGCTTCCAGGGCTTGTGTGTCTTTTTCCGCTTCGTCCAGCATGAACGAAAGCCCTACCGCCTGGTCTAACTTCACTACCAGTGCCGACGTTCTTCTTATGGTTTCCTGTAAATTGATATACCCATACTGGAAGCCTAAAAGTGCGTCGTACCTTATTACGTCTGTTTCCACTTCCTTAAGATCAGCCTGTAAGTCTTCCAGATTCCGCGTAATACGGATAACCCTTAAAGGTTCGTTCTGATCTTGTACCGCTTTCCAGAATCCTACGTTAAGGTCTTCCAGCTTTTCTTTTTTCGCCTGTTCGCGCTCTGCAATACCAAGCGATACAGAAGCGACGACCACACCGGCCAGACGTTCCACTTCGTCGTAGTATTTAATACGCTGTTCCGTGTTCAGCTGGTAACTATTCATAAGGGCGGTAAGCGCGACGTGGCGGCTCTGATCTTCCTTTAATTTTGTAAAGGCAGCTTCCGCTATTTTAAGTTCAGCGTCGAACCGGTCAAGGTCGAAGTATTCCGTAAGGGATACGTCGATTTCCCCTATCTGTTTGTCGGCGTAAGAAATATCGTTACGTGTCTGGTGGGTCTTTTTATTTACCTCGCTGATCGACTTATCTACGATTTCTGTACCCGCCAGCTTTCCTAAGACCTTCGCCCCTACGCTCGCGCTTTCCGAAAGCATAAAAGGCGCGTCCAGCTGGAAAGCAAAATTTAAACAGGTTTCAAAATCACCGTACTGCTGTTTTACCAGTCCCAGGGTTTCCTTAATCTCTGGCGGTATCTCTGCCTTTTCCCACACTGTAGGGAAAGCGCTGTGCGTATAGGTCGTCTTACCCTTTCTTCTGGTCTTCGTGATCGTGATACCGTTATCAAATGTTACGGATACCTTAACCTGGTCTACAGCTTCTTTAACTGACCCGTCCGGGTTACGGATTGTGTGTAAGAACGCTTCCCCGGTCGGCTCATTAAAAGCGAACCACCGAAGCGCTCTTATGATCGCTGTCTTTCCGGCGTCCGACGGTCCGGTAATGACCGTCAGCCCAGGGGAAAGACGAAAGGTACTATTTGTGTGTGACTGATAGCCTTCTATCGTCACTTCCTGGATTTTCATTACAAAGGTTCCCCCTTCCTTACTTTCTCATTTATAAATTCTATAAGCAGCCACTTAGGTATCTTTATCTTCGGGCCGTCCTGTACATACGGGAAGCCCTCACTATGGATAAGTTCGTAGGTCTGTCGCTGGCCCTTTCCCAGAAAGTCCATTAAGTCGTATGGCGTAAGCATTAAAGGCAGATCGTCCATACTTCTAAATACTTTCGGTTCTCTGGCTTTAGCCATTGTCTACCTCGTCGCCCAGGTGTTCCATTTCTTCTTTTTCTTCTGCCGTAAGCGGCGTATAAAAGACTTCTGGTACCGTACTTCCTACAGCTAATGCTATAGATTCCATAGCGGACTTAGACGGCTGCTTATTACCGTTTTCAATGTGGGATAAATGCCCCACGGATAACCCTGTTTTCTCTGACAGGTCTTTGAGTAACAGACCACTAATTAGTCTGTAATACTTTACTTTGTTCATTGCTTTTTTCTCTCCTTTGCCGTTGTCCTTGTGACGGTTTTACTTGTTTATTTGTCTGTGTGACAATTATACAGTGTAAAATATAAGGATACAAATACGACTTGTCTTCACGACAATTTTTATAACTTCCGCCGTGTGTCGTCGTTACCCTCTGTTATCCTCTGTTTACCTCTGTCACATAAAAATATTTTTAAACTGTAGTATCGGTGTCACGCGGTACAATTATGGCGTAAGGAAAACCGGATTTCTTCGCCCGTATCACTTCCTTTTCAAGCTTCAAACGGTCGTCACTCTTATAGATCACGATACAACCGTTTTCCACTATCACTACTGCACATTCCACTAGAATACCCCCTTTCAGTTTGTAAAATCGGTATCCAGCATACGCCCACGGACTACAGCACATAACTTAAAGATCGTGTTCCCGTTCGGGTATCGTCCGTCGTATCGCAGTATCCAGGTAATACCGTATACGTCTGTAAAACAGCGCCCTTCCGTGGCAAGGCGGCACCGGCTACCGTCTTTATTGTAATATGCCGCCCAGAAAAGAGTACTAAGTTCGTGGTAGATCGCTGCCCGGTGTGGGCGATCGGCGCTATCATAGTCTTCCCGGTTAATTAAAAGTTCCAGGCGTTCCCGCTGGCGAAGTTCACGGCGTTTAAGTTCGCGGCCGTAGGTCTGCTTCCAGATACGGTAAGCTTCTTCCTTTGTCATTCCTTCGCAATCTTCGTAAATTTGTCCTATGATCTGGAACTGATCGTAGGTATCGGGCGTTTCTGGCGCCCGTGTACCCTTTAAAAATTCGCTGTAAAGCATTTTCTTAACACCCCTTTCTATTGTTTCTTAACCCAGTCTAAGAAGTCGTCTTTCGGTATCCGGTAGGAATTACCGAGCTTCTTCGCCGGGAACCCTTCACTTTTTACCAGTTCGTAAGCCTGTCTTTGCCCTATTCCTAAGTAGTCCCGTATGTCATACACGGTAAGGAAGTTCGGTAAGGCTTCGTCGTTCCCATACAGGAAGTCTAAGCGTCTGGAATTGTGTACCCTTCCGTCTTCGATCTCTGGCGGTGGCTCTACAGCCTGTCGAATATCTGGAAGAACGGTACGAAGTACGTCGGTCGTGATCTGTGTTACCAGCTGGCGTATGTCTACGTTGCTTCGTAGTGCCTGTTCCATCTTGTTAAAAGCTTCAATGTACAAAAGCTTCCAGTGTAAAGCAGCTGGTCCAGTGAATCCCATTACCAGAAGACTAAAGCCGTCGCGGGTAAGCCAGTAGTGTTTCCGTTCTTTTCCTTGCTTATCTGCATAAGTATCTGGTATAAAGTAATTACCGGCCAGTCCAAAATTGGATTGGCTATTTCCCGCAATCTTTTTGTACATCCACTCTTCATCATTTACAGCGGCTTCTTCTGTGGAAAGACTGGTTATCAGACTTTCAATAGCACGTAATACGTGGCTGTGTTGCTTTCCAAAGCTATCCGCTACCTGTAGACTATCCGCTACCATTATGCCATTTACGCTTTTTACTAATGCTTGCGGGTTTCCCTGTATCATGTTCTCAATATTCATAAATTGCACCACCTTAAAATTTTTAGGTAGCATACAACACATTTCGTTTTTTGAAAAATACGACTTTTTCACTGTCAAATTTTTGTCGTTTACCTGTGTTGTCCACTATTTTCCTGTGCTACCCTTTATCGATCAGCGTATACCTGTTTCAGAAGCACTATTAGAACACACGTTTTTATTTTTAACATAAATTTAATAATCTTCCTGTAACTGTAGTATACTCATTTACTGGAAGGGGCCGAAGCCCCTACATAGCCGCTACCTTATCCATAAAGCTTTTAGCCTGTGGGCTATACTTAAAATAGTCTAAGGCGTTCTGGACATTTGTTACGTTATGCCCCTGTTCATAAAGAATTGATAAATCCAGATTGTAGATATTGTAGATACCGCGCTTTTTAAGGATTAAGCTTTTAACCGCTGCTTTTGTTTCTTTGTAAGATTTCATTTATATACCGCCTTTCGTGTTTGCTAATGTTTGTTTTTCTTTCGTTGATATTATATTAGCATACGTTAATATTTGTGTCAATAGGTTTTTTAGCGAAAACAAAAATTTTAGTTGACACTTATATTATATTAGCGTATACTAATATTAGAAAGGGGGTGTAAAAATGCCACTTAGGTATTATAGGTTATTCGACCTTCTTACCCGTAGGGGAATGAAAAAAACAGATTTACTTCAAATAATTTCTTCCCCGACACTGGCTAAACTGTCTAAAGGCGAACCAGTAAATACAGAAGTGATCTGTAAAATATGTGCCTTCTTAGATTGTCAGCCAGAAGACATAATGGAATATGTAAAAGAATAGTGTTACAGTTCGGAACTGGCGGCTCAATTTTGAGCCACCAAACTTACCCAAGAAAGCCCTACAGCTGCAAAGTTGTAGGGTCTTTTCTTTGTCGTCGTTGGGTGATATAATAAAAGAAAACACTTAGGGGGATAAAAATTATGAAATGTCCAAAATGTAAAAGCGAAAATGTTAGTGTTGATCTGGTACAGGTAGAAGGAAAGACTAAGAAGCACGGTAACGGTCTGGGCGGTCATATCAATAATACCGCGCGTGGACTTACAGCTATATGTACCCTGGGTATGTCTAACCTGGTATGGAAGAAGTCAAAAGGAAATGAGAAGACAAAGTTTAAGAACAAGACCGTATGTATCTGCCAGAACTGTGGCCACACCTGGAACGCCTAAAAGGTAAACAGAGGATAACAGAGGACAACGCCATAAGCTAGCTTACTTCGGATAACAAAGGATAACAGAGGACAACAGAGGATAAAGAAAAAGACCTACAGCAGTAAGGAAGGTCGAAAAATTTTTAAAGAACTTAAAGAAGGGGGTATAGAAAACCAACTCATAAAACGAATAAGAAAATGAGTTAAAAAACAATACCCCCTAAAAGAAAAATAGATACACTTTATATTATATATACTAATCTTTATTATATATTTTATTTATTATATAGTTATGTATATATAGTTATTATATGTATATAATAAGGGTCTTTTATGCTGTAGTTTCTTACTGATTTTCTACTACGAATTTTACTACAGTTTCTACTACAAAGCCGCGGAAAACAGGGGTAAACAGAGGATAACAGAGGACAACGGAACATTTACAGAATACAGAGAAAAAGCCCAGAAACGCTATGTTTCCGGGCTTTTAAAATGGCTATATTACATTATCCATGAACAGATCATAGACCTGTGCAAACTTCTCATATGCACTCATAGTTTTTCTCCTTTATCCGTAATTTTGTACCTGTTTCTTCCAAACTCCTGTAGTGCCCAAAAAGGCAGATGATCTCTCACCTGCCTTTTTTAATACATATTTCTGCAAGCAGCCAGTTTATGCTTCCCGCTTACTGTACAGGCATATAATATACGTCTGCTGCTTCTCCGTGCCAGTAATAGCTGTTGCCTTCTGCATCATATGCATCCTGTTCATCGATGAAGTTGTAAACATTTCCATCAGAATCAACCCAGTTTCCATTTCCATCCGGAGTAATTACAAGGGGATGGCCATCGGAGTTACGGTAAATAGTTCTGGTCTGGTTGGTGTCTGTAAGCTGCTCCTGGGTAAATCCGCCGGAGTTTGTGATTGTTCCATCACTGCTTCCATCACCTGAGG